GAGTTTGGTCGATATTAAGTTTAGTATGTTTCGCTTTATCACCATGCAGATACGTCAAAGTCATTCCACCTTCCTCTGTTGTTTCGAATACTGGATAAGGATTGAACCGCGCTTTCTCTTGAATAAAACGTGACATCGGCGAAGAAATTGCCTGGCGTTTTTCTTGGGCTACAAGTTGTGTTACATTATTGAGAATGAAGACAAAAAGATTTCCAGCTTCAACAGTGTTGATATTCACATAAGCTTGTGCGGTCAGTTCATAATTTTCAAAATGTTCTCTCGCTGCTTTAGGAAGTTGTTTGAAATACTTTCCACGAAGGTCGTAAGTATGTTCATCACCTTCATTCAGAAGAACATATTCGAGTTCATCATCATTGGGAAGAGGAAATTCATTTTCGTAAAAAAGTTTGAAACTTGTTGAACGCTGTTGACCATCCATCACCTCAGCCCTAAAGCCTCGTGGAATGTCACTACCAAAACGAAGCGTCATTTCAGGAATGATAATATTCGGGCAAAAAATTGACTTCGCTAATTGTTGCACAAACTCTTTCGATGCGCGAAAATAACGTTGGTATTCTTCAGGACTTAAATTAATAAGACCACTTGTTGTTTGCATTAACAAATCTTTCAACGTAAAGTTAATGCGGCCATTGGGACTTTTTACTGATGTGTCTCCATCCATCAATTTTTCAAAAATAGACATAACTGTCTCCTTATATAAATTGCGCTACACGTCATTGTGTTCCTGCGCGTTTTATCTGGTCTTCAACTATTTGACTTGACCATTGTTTATACTATATCAAATTAGAGAGAAAATGTCAAGCACTTTTTTTATCTAATTATATCAATATCGGTTTTTGTGTTCCATGTTTCGAGGATTGTTCGAATTCCACCAGCTTCTTTCAACTTGTTATACCTTTTGGTTGCTTGGCGTTTCCACCAATCAACTTGACCTTCTAGATAGAATCGGTCAAAGTTTTCTTTTCTTTTAAGTGTATCAGTTTTTAGATTAAGATAGTCAATAACATTCTCGTATCCATAATGCGAATAGAAAGAACGTTTCTGTTGAGTAAGACTTTGGGCGTGAATGATAGTTCTACAGAAATCATCATATCCATCCTTACCTTTTAGTGATGACTTGATAATACTAATCATCTTGGTTTGAGACTTCAGTTTCCTAGACGATGCATCAGCAGGCACGAGTGACTCCCCTAACTTATCTTCGAACCATGTATTGAGAGAACGATAGATGTCATCATTTATTAGAGGTAGAAATTTAGAGTCTGTCAAACCAGAAAATCGAAGCATAGGTTTCATACCATCATACTGTGATAATGCCTTAGTTGAACCATACAGAGATGTTGTTTCAAACATACAGATGTTTGCATCATACTTCTTGTTTAGTTTTTCTCTAACTTCATGAGAACAACAAATAGCAGCGAGTAATTTACCACCAAGATAATTAAATCCAAAAGGTTGTGTAGGAACTATTGCAAACCCCATGATACACGAATCGTTGAAACGTTTCATTACATCAGGATTTTGTGTGTCTAGTGGTTTACCCAGAAGTTCATTTCTTGGTCTACTGTTGATTACAGGCGAACCAAATCGAATCATACCTACGATTTTATTTGTATTGGTCTCACGAATGATGAGATTCATTTGTTTGCCTGGAATTGACATCTCAACCGGCGCAGACGTGGTAATCTCTAGGTATTGATGAAAGGTGTTCATGGGAACACTGTTGCGCCGGCGTCCATCAATGCCATCCAATCTAAAATTCATATCTTGAGGATGCATGTCCCAGTCAGTAAAGAAGTCCTCTTCGGGCCCCATGCCGGGCAGAGTGAACGGCATCGCATCCATTCTTTCTAGTTTGATTGATTTGTTGTATTCAGCGATATCAGATATCTTAGAGAAATAATTATTGAATACATTCGCAGCGTATAGTGCGTCTTCTTTGTTTAAAATCATAGTTTGCCTCATAGTAATATTGTATTATACTCTATATAGCATTGAAAGTCAAGGGGAAAGTCGTATAAATAGAGGTATAGATTAAGAGGATATCATGCCAGTTGATTCACAAGTTCAACTCCTAGACGAAGAACTAACGAGCAATCTCAATTACCTTACACCCACAGGGTTTCGTATCGTAATTGACAGAGCGCGTTATCCAAACTTGGAATACTTCTGTCAGACCGTAACACATCCAGGCGCAACACTCAATCCTGTTGAGTTACCTACTCGCCGCATCACGTCTGTTCCACTGGCTGGTGACAAGATACAATTCACTGATGTGACCTTTACAATCATTCTTGACGAAGATATGACATCATACACAGAGATGTATAACTGGATGCTTCGTAATCTGAATGAGGGTCAGGTATCACCAAGTGAAAGACTTACCAAAGTCCCTACCTATTCTGATATCACCCTACACGTCCTGTCAAGTCATAACAATACGACCAAGAAGATTAGATACCTAGATTGTATCCCAACTAACTTAGGTCAGGTAACCTTCCAGTCTACCACAGGTGATGTTCAATACCTCACCTATGATGCGACCTTTAGATTTTCACAGTTTGAAATCGTCTAATTCTTATCGATATTCTGTGCTAACTTAGCAGCGACTTCCAACCAGTATTCTTGAGCCCAATCAGACTTTGCATTCTCGTATGCCTTCATGGCATTACAGAGAAGGCGGGTATAATCAAACATCGACTATACCCGAAGAGATACGGTGTCCAGTGACTTGGAATGTCTTATCAGCATCCATTTGTTTTGCAAACTTCGATGTAGCGACCAACTCACGAACTTTATCGCTCGCTTGTTTCTGAACGTTGTCCAAAGACACACCTTCGAAACGTTTGGCTCCAGTAGAACCATCCTTGTAACGAACTTCTAAATCAGCATAATACATATGTGTCATATTAGTTCTCCTGCTTTGCAAGTTCAAGGGCACAGACAAAAGAGTCTTTGATATTCAGACCATCTTTGTGGTATGAAACGAAATAATAGAAAAAGTTTTTAAGCATTATAATCTCCAATCGCATTGATAACTTCAATTCCAAATTCTTCGACCAACTGTTCAACCCGAACATCACGGTCTTCTTCTCGTTGAAAGTGAAACCCAACTGCTTCACCTTTAGTAACAGAGGTGTCAACCTCAACAAAATATTTTCCAAGTTTAAGCATTGATTACTGTTCCTTTACCAACCCAAGTGATTTCTTCGAACTTCTCTTCGTAAGTCCGACCATCCACAGTGAACCCAACATCGTGCAGTTCAGTGAGAACAAACTGAACTGCTTCTTTTGCGGTCTCAAAGACGATAGTGTCTTTTGCTTTACCAGTGACATTTACTTCATATTTCATAACTAATTTCCTCTCTCAAGTTATATCTTACATTACCAAATCAGGCAGATAATGTCAAGCGTTTTCTTCAATTTTTTCAATAATAATTTCTTCAACAAATTTCTTCTCAATGAAGTAGTCTGCAGCACCCTTTGCTTCGTGTTCGCTCTCAATTGCTTCGAATAGACCAGCAAGAATCCGACCGCTTTTCTTCTCTTTAACTAAAAACATAATGTGTCCTTTCTCTCGACTACATATACACCATACGACATTATTCATACTTTGTCAAGCACTTTTTTCAAAAAAAGGTAAAAAAAAATATAATATATAAAGGTATGATTGACCATATAGTAACTAACAATTTCCATCTTGGAGGGCTTGGTAGGTCTGGAACGAGGACTATTGCAAACTTCCTCACACGATACTATCACGATTACTATTGGGAATCCGTTAGATGTCGATATCTCTATGGGGATAATCTAGAGGAATATGTATCAACTATTAACGATGAAGTTCTAAAGGATATGATATTAAACTCTCCTCACACACACCACATCTATAGTAAAGATGCAATAGAAAACTTCAACAAACCAACTGATAAACCTAAAATTATGATTTTACGTCATCCCATGAAGAGAGGTGACAGTGGTAGTCGTGTTAGTTTTGAACCTGAGTTTCATGGTATGCCTGTATTGGATACTATTGACTTTGATAGTATTGATTATATAATCGACTTTGAAGAACTCAATTGGTATGTCAACCTAACTCAGATTGACCGAAATGTTAACTCCAATGATGAAAAGATGGTAGCTGAGATGCACCAACATTTAAACCAGAAACACTATGGCGGTCTCATAAAAGAATGGAATAGAAGTGATTATGACTATAGTGAAGATATGATAATCTATAAACATATCATGAAAACAAAAACAAAATTACCCTTTGATATTTGGAAAGACCTTCTTAGAAATATCACTGAGTGTAACATCCCATCTAAAATCATATAAAAAAAAGGGAGAGACCGAAGTCTCTCCCCAAAATAGTGGTAGGTAAACCCTACTCTTATTTTTAGTATCTTTACGTCAGGATGTTTGTGACTTTGAAGATACGGTAGTATTGGTTGGTTTTAACAGCAGCCAGACCGTCACTTGGCGTAGCACCTACGAATGGGTTTGAAGCCATACCGTAACGTGTCTTAAAGCCAATTTTCGGTTGGAAGTCGTTTTCGCCAACAGCCTTGACCATTTGCAGTGGAACGTATGGGCAATAGAATACGCCGCTGTCGTATGGGTTTTGACCTTTGTAACCAACGGTGACATAATCGGTGTTGGCATATGGGTCAATGTATACGCGAATGCGACCATTCAGGACACCAGCGAAGGTGTTGCCTGTATCGTCTACTTGCAGGTTGTTGCTAATGGCTGGGCTGTAGTCCAAAGAACCAGCAGCGGCAAGAGCAGTTGCAACATCTGAAGAACAGATGAGGACGTTACCTTTACCACGACGAGTTTCTTTTGCGATTACATTGGACTCACGGTCGATTTGAACCGTCAGACCTTTGAACTTCTCAGCAGACCAACGACCATCGGCATCCGAACTCAGGTTGAATACACCGTTTACGGCTACGTTTGACTGTTGAGCGCCATCTTTAGCTTGGCTGTTGACCGTGCGGATAACTTCACGGTTGATTTCAGCGAGAATCTCAGTAGACAAAATGTTTGCCAACTCAGTTTCGGCATCCAGACCATGAATTGCTTTCAGGTCTTGTGCGAGTTCCAAGCTGTATTCTGCTTTCAGCGCACGGCTTTTGGCAGTTACAGTTTGACGCTCAATGGTGAAACCCATTTCATTGAACGAAGAACCACCAGTTGAACCCAGTGATTCTGCGTCAGCAGTTGGCATACCGCCAGCGGCTAAGTCGGTGACACGAGCACCATCGGAATCAATACCATTGAAACCAGATGCGTTGTCAGAGTCGTGAGTGCCTGAAGAGTCACC